TAATTGGGTTGTGTCGTTTGACCTTAATAGTCTGTATCCGCATCTAATCATGCAGTATAATATTTCACCAGACACTTTTGTTGAAAAGATGCAGGGTATCACTGTTGATAAACTAATTGATGGGGATCTAACGAGCGAAACAATTCGTGACTACATCCATAGCAAAAATGTAACATTCAGTGGTATTGGATGTATGTTTGATCGTGATCGCAAAGGGTTCTTGCCTGAGCTGATGGAAAAGATGTATAACGATCGAGTCGTGTGGAAAAAGCGAATGATCGAAGCTAAAAAGAAATATGAAAAGACCCCAACAGTTGAGCTGCGTAACGAGATTGCAAGATGTCAGAATATGCAGCAAGCAAAAAAGATTCAGCTAAACTCATGTTACGGTGCTCTTGGAAACAAGTTCTTCCGATGGTTTGATCGGAAGTATGCTGAATCGATCACTCAGTCTGGCCAGCTTGCAATTCGCTGGATGGAAAAGCATATGAACCAGTTTCTCAACGAGAAAATTGGAACAACTGGTGTCGACTATGTGATTGCATGTGATACTGATTCGATGTACATTAATCTTCAAAAGTATGTTGAGAAGTTTCATTCTGATAAAAAGCCAGAAGAACTTGTTGATGTGCTAGACAACGATTGCAATAAAATTTTCGAGCCGTTCATCGACACTGTGTTCGATGAGCTGGGTAAGCATGTTAATGCATTCGAGCAGAAGATGAAAATGAAACGTGAGGCAATTGCAAACAAGGGAATCTGGACAGGGAAGAAACACTACATTCTTAATGTGTTTGATAATGAGGGTGTTCGATATGCTAAGCCTAAACTAAAAATGCAAGGGATTGAGGCTATTCGTTCATCTACACCGTCAGCGTGTCGCAAGAACATTAAGAACGCGCTCGAAGTGATTATGAGCCAAGATGAAGCTGCAACGATTGAGTTCATTGAAAACTTCCGTCGTCATTTTATGACATTGCCGTTTGAAGAGGTGGCGTTTCCTCGTTCTGTTCAAGGGATTGCTGATTGGCAGGATGGGACAGGCGTCAAATCTGCATGTCCTATTCACGTAAGAGGGTCTGTGTTCTATAACAACATGGTGAAAAGTCACAACCTTGAAGCTAAATATAATCTAATCAACAGCGGTGACAAGATTAAATTCTGCTACATGATCACACCAAACCCAGCACGTAGTAATGTCATTGCTGCTCCAGGTTATCTTCCTCCTGAGTTTGGACTTGCCGACTACATTGACTACGAAAAGCAGTTCGATAAAAGCTTTTTGGAACCCTTGAAAACTATTCTTAATGCTGTTGGTTGGAAAACAGAAAAACGTTACACAATAGAGGATTTCTTTGTATGAAGAAAAAATTTCACGTTTCTATTGATGATGCATACGATGACTTTGGGTTCTCAGCGGTCAGCGAAGATGAGCTGAAAGCAATTGAGAAAAAGCTTCAGAGCGACCTTAACCAGACATCATCTCAGCTCGAGGATGTTTCGAGAACGTATGAACAAAAGCTCGAGGCACTGTATAAACTGATTATGCCACTACTGATTAACTTGCAGAAGAACCCAGACAAAGAGTATGTCTTTTGGCCTCAGCGTGCCGAAAAGGTTAAAGATTTCGTTAAGAAAATTGACGAGATTGTGAATGATTAACTTTTTGGTTCTTCTGGTGGCGCTGATGATTTCATCAGTCGCTGCCTACTACTCTGTGATAGGGTTGACGACAATCTTTGCTGGTGCATTTTGGTCGGTTGTCATCCTTGCATCGAGCCTCGAGGCAGCAAAGGTTGTTTGCACTTCGTGGCTCTATCGCTATTGGGACACGGCACCGAGAGCAATTCGTTATTATCTCGTCACTGCTGTTTTGGTTGTTTCGCTAATCACGTCGCTTGGTATTTTTGGATTCTTGTCAAAAGCACACACAGAAACATCGATTGAAAGCGGTATAAACACGGTTAGAATCGATACAATCAATCAACAAATAGCAAGCGAGAGGCAAAGGCTAGAAATACTATTGAACCAGTCTAAACAGTATAATGGGCCTGTTAGAAGGTTTGAAAAGCAGATTAACGACACACAAAACAAAATTGCTGAGCTCGTTGAGCAACGTCAACCGCTGTTACAAGAGCAAACTAAAATAGAAGCAGAAGTTGGACCGTTGAAATATGTTGCAGAAATAATATATGGTAAGTCTGATGAAACAACGCTTGGGTCTGCTATCAGGTTTGTTATCATACTAATTGTTCTTGTTTTTGATCCTCTCGCTCTTGTGATGCTGATTGCGTGCAATCACGGTTTTGCAAACAGTCCACTTCAACAAAGAGGAAACTGGTTCGACCAAATAAAAACTGGTCGTCGTAAAATAATTCTTGATAGGGAATCGGTGCATACAATAAAATGATTAAAACATTTGTCGAAATAGGTGCTTGTGATTTTGGTAACAATGACAGTCTGTTGAAAGAAGGTTGGGTCGGACATTTTGTAGAGCCAGTTCCCGTGTTTGCTCAATCACTACAAAACAAACTTCGTCAGACGCACGGACTGCTTGCACACAATGCAAAGGTTCATCAGTGTGCAATTTCCAGCTATGATGGTTTGGCAAAAATGCAACATGTCAATCCAAATACAAACAATTGGCAACAATGGGTGAGAGGAATAGGTAACGTAATCGGTTATGCAAAAAATCCAATCGACACACGAGGGGATTTTGAACGTGATCATATTGTAAACATTGATGTGGTTTGCTACACGCTCGACACGTTTTTCAAAAACATTGGAGTTGATAGCGTTGACTTATTACAAATAGACACGGAAGGTCACGAGTTGGATATTCTGGAAAACTATAGTTGGTGTATAAAACCAAAACGTATGGTTGTTGAGCATATGTGGTGTGGTAGGGGTCCGTTACAAGTTATTCTCGAGCGTGCTGGTTATACATGCACTGCTGATGGAGAAGATATATTTGCTGAATTGAATTGAGGAGATAAAATGTCATTTTTCAAAGATTTGATCAAGGAGCTGGGCGATGAAAATACTTCTATTGCCGCTGACGGCGTTGGTAGTGCTGAGTTTGGGGGTTTTATTGATACTGGCTGCTACATGCTCAATGCTGTTCTCTCGGGTAGCATCTATGGTGGCGTCCCTGATAATAAAGTTACTGCTTTTGCAGGAGAGTCCGCTACTGGTAAAACTTACTTCGTTCTTGGGGTCGTCAAATCTTTCCTCGACTCAAACAAATCAGCCGGTGTCGTCTACTACGACACGGAAGCAGCGGTCACGAAGCAAATGATGGAGGAGCGCGGGATTGACACGACACGTGTGATCATTTCCGAGCCAGATACGATTCAGAAATTTAAAACTCATGCGTTGAAAATGCTTGACGCGTATGAGAAGCAGCCAGAAGACAAACGTCCTCCGATGATGTTTGTTCTCGACAGTCTTGGACTTCTATCTACAACAAAAGAGATGGAAGATTCCTTGGAGGGTAAGGAAACAAGAGACATGACGAAAGCGCAAATGATCAAAGCTGCTTTCCGAGTGTTGACCCTCAAGTTAGCAAAGGTTAAAGTGCCTATGCTTGTGACAAACCACGTTTATGAGGTCGTCGGATCATATGTCCCAACAAAAGAACTCGGTGGAGGAACAGGACTCAAATATGCTGCCAGCACTATTGCAATGCTTTCAAAAAAGAAAGAAAAAGATGGAACAGATGTCATCGGAAACATCATCAAAATCAAAATGTACAAGTCAAGGCTCTCTAAAGAGAACCAAGAAGCAAGTGTGCTACTTACTTACTCGAAAGGTCTAGATCGGTATTACGGTTTGCTTGACCTTGCAGAGAAGTATGAGATTTTCAAGAAAGTGTCGACTCGTTATGAGCTGCCTGGTGGTGAGAAAGTTTTTGGTAAAAACATCAACGAAGAACCAGAAAAATACTTCACGGAGGATATTCTCAAACAGCTCGACGAAGCTGCAGCAAAAGAATTTAAGTATGGAGTTTAAATGATTGAACATTTGATTCTTAAAAATCTGTTAACAAACGAGCCGTATACAAGGGCTGTTCTGCCATTTCTAAAAGCAGAATATTTCCATCAAGTAAACGACAAGGTTGTTTTTCAGATTGTTGACAAATACTTTAGTGAGTACAATAGATGTCCTACGACTGATATTGTTCTTATTGAAGCAGATAAACTCGAAAGTTTGTCTGAAGATCAGTATAAAGCAATTACTACTGATGCCGACAAATTCAACAATCCCGAAACAACAAACACCGATTGGCTGATTACAGAGACAGAAAAGTTTTGTCAAGATAAAGCTGTCTACAATGCAATCATGCAGTCGATCAAGATCATTGATGGATCTGACAAGAATAAAACAAAAGGTGCAATTCCTGATCTGCTATCATCTGCGCTAGCTGTTTCTTTTGACAATCATATTGGTCACGATTTCCTTGACGATAGTGATGCTCGTTATGAATTGTATCATCGGGTTGAAGAGAAGCTTTCATTCGATCTTGATATGTTCAATACAATTACGAACGGTGGATTGTCGAAGAAAACTCTTAATGTCATTCTTGCAGGAACTGGTGTTGGTAAGTCTCTGTTTATGAGTCATTGTGCTGCTCATCATCTGATGGTTGGCAAAAACGTTCTGTATATCACAATGGAAATGGCTGAAGAACGGATTGCTGAACGGATTGATGCAAACCTGATGAGTGTTACAATTGATGAATTGCAAACATTTCCGAAAGATGTATACGAAAAGAAAATCAACCGAGTTAAGGGAAAAACCACTGGGAAACTGATCATTAAGGAGTATCCGACTGGTTCAGCGGGTGTAAATAATTTCAGGTTTCTAATCAACGAGTTAAAGCTGAAAAAGAACTTTGTTGCAGATGTAATATACATTGATTATCTAAATATCTGTATGTCATCGCGATTGAAGTTTTCTGCAAATGTGAATAGCTACTCCTACATTAAAGCAATTGCAGAAGAGATGCGAGGTCTTGCAGTAGAATTTAATGTTCCGATTGTCACAGCTACACAGACTAATCGAACTGGCTACACAAACAGTGACGTTGGTTTGGAAGATACGAGTGAAAGTTTCGGACTTCCTGCAACCGCGGATATGATGTTTGCGTTGATTTCCACTGAAGAGCTTTCCGACCTCAACCAGATTATGGTCAAGCAGTTGAAAAGTAGGTATAGTGATATCAACAAGAATAAGAGGTTCGTTGTTGGAATAGACAGACCGAGAATGAAGCTGTATAATGTTGAACAATCGGCTCAGCAAGACGTCCTAGATGGTCCGGTATTTGATCAATCACCGACTGGCGACAGAGTGTCTTCAGAGAAATTTGACAAAACTCTTTTTGAGGATTTCAATTGATACACACTCTTTATAGATTAGGTTGTATTGTAGTTCTTGCACCGTTTGCATTTTTGATGATGACATGCACTCACATATTTGCATGGCTCGTCGATGTTGTGAACATTCCAGTCGAGATTGACAGTCTATTGACAGCGTCCTTGGATAGTGAAAACAATCCAGAGGAGTAGGTGTTAATG